CAGAAGTAAAAGTATCTTGATAGTTTACTTTAGCATCATAAGCTATAGCAAATACTTGATCGATTAACTTAAGTTTATCATCTAACCGTTTTACTAATTCAGTATCTAAAATATTATAGTCAATAAACTTTTCCCAATCATGCTTATATAAATCAAATAAGCTATCATGCTCTGAATAATCTAATTTACGTTCACCTAATTCAACATGAGCTATATGGTCTAGTCTATACGATTCTTGCATTACAAAAGTAAACTTACGATAGAGTTGCATATAGTCTAAAATAGATACACCTAAAGGATCAAATACTTGATTAGGTCTACCAGCAATAACTACATTACGTTCTCTTAACTGACCGAAAGGTGATAGCTTTTTAGCAAAGTCTGATCCTATTACATTAGTTATTCTATTTACTATATAAGGTATATCAAAAAACTCTACGTTCCATCCTGAGACTAT